TGGGATGGAAGGAGGGTGATGTGTTAGAATGGATTGATAATAAAGATGGATCTTTTTCACTGAGGAAACCTGATGAGTCGGAATGAGTTTGTCTGGACGGAGAAGTATCGCCCCCAGACAATTGATGATTGTATCCTCCCTGAGAGGACTAAGAAAACCTTCAGGGACTTCCTCAAGCAGGGTGAAGTCCCTAACTTGTTGTTGTCTGGACCTCCTGGTTGTGGTAAGACAACTGTCGCTAAAGCACTGTGTAACGAACTAGGAGTAGATGTTTATGTCATCAACGGATCCGACGAAGGTCGATTCATCGATACTGTCAGAAACAATGCGAAGAACTTCGCTTCGACCCTCTCACTTTCTTCGTCTGCTAAACACAAGGTCATCATCATTGATGAGGCAGATAACACAACACCAGACGTTCAACTCGCCCTTAGGGCATTTACTGAGGAGTTTGTTGGTAACTGCAGGTTCATCTTCACCTGCAACTACAAAAATAAAATTATCCAACCGCTCCATTCCAGGTGTGCTGTCATCGACTTCTCCCTCAAAGGAAAAGAGAAAGCAGACCTCGCAGGAAACTTCTTCGAACGTCTCCAGGACATCTTGGATAAGGAGGGTGTTGCGTTTGATAAAAAGGTCCTTGCCGAACTAATCAACAAACACTTTCCTGACTGGCGTCGCGTTCTTAATGAGTGTCAACGTTATTCGGTTGGTGGAAAGATTGACTCTGGCATTCTTGCCACCTTCTCCGATGTCTCAGTCACCGACCTTTATAAGAACTTGAAGGAGAAGAACTTCCCTGAGGTTCGTAAGTGGGTTGTTGACAATCTGGACAATGACCCGTCGATGCTTCTTCGCAGGATTTATGATGGCATTTATAACCATCTCTCTGGTCCTGGCATCGCTGCAGCAGTTCTGATTATTGCTAAGTACCAATATCAGTGTGCATTTGTTGCAGACCAAGAAATAAATATGTTAGCTTGTCTAACTGAAGTAATGATCGAGTGTGAATTCAAATGAACGTAAAAGTAATTCGAATGTCCTCTGGTGAGGACGTGGTGGCAGATGTTCTTGAGGATAAGGAAGAGTCCCTTGTTCTGATGAACCCCATCGTTGCAGTTCCCACAGGTAACGGACAACTTGGTTTCGCTCCCTGGTCTCCTCTTCTTCGACGTGATGTCAAGGAGATTGAGGTAAATAAGAAGTGGATCATCTACATTGCTGATGTCAATGATGACCTCATTGATCAGTATGAGGAGATGTTCTCACCTATCAAAACCCCCAGTAAGTCTCTGATTTTGTGATGAAACATTTACTTGCCTTATTGTTGTTAGTTCCAATGCCTGCTTTGGCAGAGAATTACACTCAGCGTGGTTACTCACAACAGCAAGAGTGCTACAAAGATGTGTATCGTGAGGAGTACATCCCAGGCACCAAGAACAGTCCTGGTTATGTGAAACGTTATAACGAACGTGTCGCTGTTCCTTGTGGTAACACTCCAGCACCTTCTGCAACCACCCCAGTCCCTCAGCAACGAGCAGAGAACGTTGACGACAACTCGTGTATTGAAGGAAGTATTCTTGGCGGCATTGCTGGCGGCGGCATTGGTGCTGCTGTATCTCGTGGTGATGGTCGTTGGTGGGCAATACCCACAGGCATCGTAGCAGGTTCAATGGTGGGATGTCAGATTGATGGCGGTTGATCAACTGGAGATTGAAAGGTGCATTGATGATGACTATAATGTAGTCAATCATTATTACCGTGCAAAGCGCCTTCACCCCGACATTCCTTTTTATCTGCAGGATGAGCACGGGGACACCTACGAGTTTGGGTGGAAACTGATTTATGAATACATTGAAAAACTCACCAACGACGGTTATGGAACTTAAGGACTGGTTGAACTCAATCAACTTCACCAAGCAGAATCTGCTTGAGGAGGATTCTTCTCTCGCCAAGGATTATCCTCCTTTTATTATCAATCGTTGTTTGTCTGGTCACTTGGATTGCGTCTTACTTGCCAACGAGATGAACAAGTACGCATTTCTTGATAAAGACATGCAATATGAATTTTATCTAAATAGTTTGAGAAAAAGGAAGAGATTCTCTCCTTGGCTTCGTAAAGACAAGATCTCGGATCTTGATTATGTGAAACGTTATTATGGTTATAGTAACGAGAAAGCATCTCAAGCACTGAAACTTTTGTCACCTGAGCAAATCGAATTTATTAAACAACGACTTGACACTGGCGGTAAAAAATGACTCAAACTATTGAGCCACAAGTAAACTGGTCGCAAGACCAGATGATTGAGGTGGTATTAAATGAACCTGACGATTTCCTGAAGGTAAGAGAGACTCTGACAAGAATTGGTGTCGCTTCTCGCAAGGAAAAGAAGCTGTACCAGTCCTGTCACATCCTGCACAAACAGGGTAAGTATTATATTGTTCACTTCAAGGAACTGTTTGCCCTTGATGGAAAGTATGCTAACATCACAGTTAATGATGTGCAGCGCCGCAACAGGATCACCCGTCTCTTGGTTGACTGGGGACTGATTTCTGTTGTTAAGGAAGACAGCATTATGGACATTGCTCCACTGAATCAGATCAAGGTTCTCCCTTATCGTGATAAGAACGAGTGGACTCTGGAGCAGAAATATAACATTGGTGCTCGTAAGGTAAAAACCGAAGAGAATTGACGGTTTTCCACCTTCCTTTTTTCGAGTAAAGTCTTATAATTACATTGTGGACGCCGAAAGGGTTCACAATTTACACTCGCTTAAAAAGGAGAAACCCAATGGGAAACCTCGCACGATACCGTTCTGGTGACATCAACACCTTCCTGAAGGACATTGATCGTTACTCGATTGGTCTTGACAAATTCTTTGATTCGTTTAACACGATTCAGCAAGATGTCAACTATCCCCCTTACAACCTCGTTAAGGTGGATGAGAACACCTTCAGTCTGGAACTTGCCCTCGCAGGGTTCGCAGAGGACGAAGTAAAGGTTTACACTGAAAACAGTCAACTCGTTGTCGAAGCAGCAAAAGCAGACACTGACCAACGTGAATATGTCCACCGTGGTCTCGCTGCTCGTTCCTTCACTCGCACCTGGACTCTTTCCGATGATGTGGAAGTCAAGGAAGTGAAGTTTGAAAACGGGATTCTGGCAGTGGCCTTGGTTCGTATCGTTCCAGAGAATCACAAACGTTTCTTGTGGTTTGGTAAGGACCAATAAATACAACTGAATATCGTCGGCGCGGGGAGCAACTGGCAAAATCCAGTTGTGTCCCCCCTTTTTTGTGCTAATATACTAGGAGAGATAAATCAAAAATGACCATCAAATTAGTCTTATTGAAATCTGGTGAAGATGTTGTCGCTGATGTCTCAGAGATGGTTGTCGGTGAAGCTCAAGCAGTCGTTGGTTATTTTTTAAATAACCCCTGCACCGCAAAAGTTTTCAAGAGGGATTCGGGCGAAACTGAAATGAAAGTCACCCCTTATGTTCCTCTCAGCAAAGACAAAACCATTCCCGTCCCAGCAGATTGGGTTGTGAGCATTGTTGAACCCATCGATCAACTAACAGAACTGTATCAAAAGTCAATTAAGAAGTATGGAAAATCTGAAGATTCTGGTGTTGTCGAATCTGACGTTGTTGACCCAGATTGATGAGGTCTCTGCTGAACTTGGGTCGCCAGATTGTAAACTGACTGAACCATTTGTTCTGACAGAGGATGGGAATCTGATTCCCTGGTTGGTAAACATTACCAATCAGAACACATTTATGATTCATTCTGATAAGATCTTGACACTGGCAGACCCCACTGGTAAACTGAAAGACAAATATGAGGAACTCCTGAAGTGAGATTTTACACCAACATTCAAGTTCTCGGCAATGACGTGTTGGTCAGGGGTTATGAAAACGGACAGAAGGTGATGTTCAGGGAGGAGTTTTATCCCACCCTGTTCGTCAAATCTAAAGCGGAAACGAAATATAAGACCCTGGAAGGTGAGCACGTCGAACCCATTCAACCTGGCAACATCCGAGATTGCCGTGAATTCTTTCGCAAGTATGAGGACGTAGAAGGATTCAAAATCTACGGCAACGAACGTTTCATTTATCAGTACATCTCTGAGAAGTATCCAGAGAATGAGATCAAGTTTGACATTCAGAAGATTGGTCTCGTCACGATGGACATTGAGGTGAAGTCTGAGCAGGGATTCCCTGACCCAGAGCACTGTAATGAAGAGATGCTTACCATCTCTATTCAAGATTACGCAACCAAGAAGATTACCACCTGGGGTCGTTATCCTTACACTCCGAAGCAGGATAACGTGACTTATCATTATCATCCAGAGGAAGCGGACATGCTGAACGCATTCCTCTTCTGGTGGTCTAACAATTATCCAGAGGTTGTCACTGGATGGAACACACGTCTGTATGACATCCCTTACATCTGTGGTCGCATTGACCGTGTGTTGGGACCTAAGAAGGTGAGGATGTTGTCTCCCTGGGGACGTGTGACTGGTTCCGAACTTGCCATCTCTGGGCGCACATACAACGTCTTTGAGATTGCTGGCATCACAGGTTTGGATTACCTGGAACTCTACAAGAAGTTCACTTACACCAATCGTGAGTCTTATCGATTGGATTACATTGCTGACGTTGAGTTGGGTCAGAAGAAGTTGGACCACTCTGAGTTCGACACCTTCAAAGACTTTTACACTAACGACTGGAAGAAGTTCGTCGATTACAACATCGTTGACGTGGAACTGGTTGACAGACTGGAGGATAAACTTCGTCTGATTGAACTGGTCATCACGATGGCATATGACGCAAAGGTAAACTTTGTGGATCCAATGTTCCAGGTTCGTCTGTGGGACACCATCATTTACAATTACTTGAAGAAAAAGAACATCGTCGTTCCTCCGAAGGACAGGAGTGACAAGGACGAAAAGTTCGCTGGTGCTTATGTGAAAGAACCCAGACCTGGTGTATATGACTGGGTTGTGTCCTTTGACTTGAACTCTCTGTATCCTCACTTGATGATGCAGTACAACATCTCTCCTGAGACTCTGGTGGACGACAGACACCCATCAGTCACAGTGGATAAGATTTTGAATGAGGAACTGACCTTCGAGATGTACAGTGATTATGCTGTGTGTGCCAATGGTGCGATGTTCCGTAAGGATGTCAAGGGTTTTATGCCTGAGTTGATGGAGAAGATGTATGCTGAACGCAAAGCATTCAAGAAAGAAATGCTGAGGTGTAAGCAGAAGTTGGTTGACATCGAAGCAAAGATCAAGACGAACAAAGATCCAGTTCTGATGAAGCAGAAGGAACAGACAGTCAAAGACATTGCCAAGTTCCACAACTTCCAGATGGTTCGTAAGATCTGTTTGAACAGTTGTTATGGTGCCATTGGTAATGCTTACTTCCGTTACTTTAAACTTGCCAACGCTGAGGCAATCACTCTGTCTGGTCAGACTTCCATTCGTTGGATCGAAGGGAAGATGAACAAGTTTTTGAATAACATTCTCAAGACTGAAGACATTGATTATGTGATCGCATCTGACACTGACTCCATTTACATCAACTTTGGTCCCGTCGTCGATAAGTTCCTTGCCAAGTTTGAGGGAGATAAGGAACAGACTGTGACCAAGATCAACCAGATCTGTGAAGATCAGTTGGAACCTTACATCGATAAGTGTTACAACCAACTCGCATCTTATGTCAATGCTTATGATCAGAAGATGCAGATGAAGCGAGAGAACATCGCAGACCGTGGCATCTGGACAGCGAAGAAGCGTTACATCTTGAATGTCTGGGACAGTGAGGGTGTTCGTTATGAGGAACCCAAACTGAAGATCATGGGCATTGAGGCAGTGAAATCATCCACTCCTGCTCCCTGTCGCACCATGATTAAAGATGCACTGAAGTTGATGATGAGTGCATCTGAGGATGACGTGATTGAGTACATCGAGCAGGCACGCATCAAGTTTAAGAAGATGCCCGTGGAAGAGATTGCTTTCCCACGCTCTGTGTCTGATGTAAATAAACATAAGAACGCTCAAACCATTTATGGTAAGGGTTGTCCCATGCACGTCAGGGGTGCGCTTCTCCACAATCATTATGTCCGCAAGGCAGGTTTGGAGAACAAATATTCAATGATCAACAACGGAGACAAAATCAAGTTTGTTCATCTGAAGAAACCAAACCCGCTGGGTGAGAATGTCATTTCATTCCAGACTGACTTTCCCCATGAATTGAATCTTCAACAATACATCGACTATGATGTACAATTCAACAAGGCATTCTTGGAACCTGTGAAAGTCATTCTGGATGCTATCAATTGGAATGTTGAGAAAACGGTAAACCTTGAATCATTTTTTGGATAATGGATTTCCTTAAAGACATCGTAAAAGAGATTGGTGGCGAGTACACCCAACTCGCTTCAGACATCGACGAGACTGAAACTTATGTTGACACGGGTAGTTACATTTTTAACGCACTGGTTTCAGGTAGCATATTTGGTGGTGTATCTGGGAATAAGATTACTGCTATTGCTGGTGAGTCTTCTACTGGAAAGACTTTTTTCTCTCTCGCTGTTGTTAAAAACTTTCTGGATTCTAATCCTGATGGTTACTGTCTTTACTTTGATACAGAGGCTGCCGTTAACAAATCCCTACTTGAATCTCGGGGCATTGACTTAGATCGCGTTGTTGTTATTAACGTCGTCACCATTGAGGAGTTTCGGAGCAAAGCACTCAAGGCAGTGGATCTATACCAAAAGAAACCAGTAGATTCCCGCAAACCGTGCATGTTTGTATTAGACTCGTTAGGAATGCTTTCCACAGAGAAAGAGATTACTGACGCGCTCAACGACAAACAAGTCCGAGACATGACCAAATCCCAACTGGTCAAAGGTGCCTTCAGAATGCTCACTCTGAAGTTGGGTCAAGCAAACATTCCAATGATCGTAACCAATCACACCTATGACGTTATCGGAGCTTACATTCCAACTAAGGAAATGGGGGGAGGCAGCGGCCTCAAGTATGCAGCAAGTACAATCATCCATCTCGGAAAAAAGAAAGAAAAGGATGGTAAAGAAGTTATCGGAAACATTATCAAAGCTAAGACTGCTAAGTCGCGTCTAAGTAAGGAGAACAAAGATGTTGAAGTCCGTCTTTATTATGATGAGCGTGGTCTCGATCGTTATTATGGTCTTCTTGAACTCGGTGAACTCGGTGGACTTTGGAAGAATGTCGCAGGACGATATGAAATTAATGGTAAGAAAGTCTATGCCAAGCAAATTCTCAAAGAACCTGAGGAGTACTTTACTCCTGAAGTGATGGAAAAGTTGGATGGAATAGCACAAGAACAATTCTCTTACGGATCAAGCATTGATGGATAACATTGAATTTCTGGTTCTCAGAAATCTCCTACATAATGAAGACTATCTAAGAAAAACAATTCCTTTTCTCAAAGGAGATTACTTCCAAGACAGGAATCAAAAACTTGTCTTTGAAGAAATCTCCACTTTTGTGTCTGAATATAATCAGGTTCCCACAAAGGAAGTCCTGACGATTGAGACTGAGAAACGGAAGGACATTAACGAATCTGAATATAAGGAAGTTGTCCAACTTATCAATGGGTTGGATGAACATCCTGCTGAGTTTGATTGGTTAGTTGACACCACAGAAAAGTGGTGCCGCGACAGAGCAATTTATCTGGCACTTCTGGAGTCCATCTCCATCGCTGATGGTGGTGACCAGAAGAAAACTCCTGATGCCATTCCATCCATTCTTTCGGATGCTTTGGCAGTCAGTTTCGACAACAACGTCGGTCATGATTATCTAAACGACGCGGATGAAAGGTATGACGCCTACACTCGGAAGGAGGACAGGATCGGTTTCGACCTTGAGTATTTCAACAAGATTACGAAGGGTGGCCTTCCAAATAAAACACTTAACATTGCTCTCGCTGGCACTGGCGTCGGTAAGTCTTTGTTTATGTGTCACGTCGCAAGTTCAGTTCTCTTACAGGGCAAGAACGTCTTATACATCACGCTTGAAATGGCTGAAGAAAAAATTGCTGAAAGAATTGATGCTAATCTTCTGAACGTTAACATTCAGGACATCACTGATCTTCCCAAGCAGATGTTCACCAGTAAGGTAAATAACATTGCTCAGAAGACCCAAGGAACTCTGATCATCAAGGAGTACCCAACAGCATCGGCACACAGTGGACACTTTAAATCACTTCTTAACGAACTTGCACTTAAGAAGTCATTCCGTCCTGATATTATTTTCATTGATTACCTTAATATATGTGCTTCCTCGCGGTATCGCGGAAACAGCACTGTCAATTCATATTCATATATCAAGGC